AACATACTAGAGCCTTTCACTAGAATCGCTTTGATGGAAAGGAAGAGATACAATGAGTTTAGAAAACAGAATTAAGGTTAATGGATGCAATTGGCTATCAAGCTATCTAAAGGAAAAGCTACAGAGTGGTGATTTGAAGACTTATAATATGGCTAAGTTATTAATATATTATTTCCCACAAATTGTAGATGGCCTTTCTGTTGGCAAATTTGAGTTAGCCATGAAACATTATAAAGACACTTATATTTGTCTTGGACAAGAGGATACAGAACACAGATATAAGGTATTTGATGATATGTACAAGCATAAACATGGGCATGAGTTTGAGCCTACTCCATATGGTGAAAGCAGATACATAACTATTGGAGAATTATGCGAATATTTTAAAAAAAGTTAATAGAAAATTTGGAAATTTAAAATTTTTAACATATCTTTGCATTACGAAATTTGAGTGTTATTAAAATAGATGTTTAACTTTAAACAATTTTTTTATGGAAAACAAAGAAAAGGATTACAAAGAGGAGAGATTTGAGTTTACTGTTTATGTAAACGATAACATCATTTGTAAGCGAAATTTCAGAATCTACAACTTTATTGAAAACAGTATGAACACCTTGGAATTCAAGGAAAGACTCGATGAAATCGTTAAAATCATCGATGATGACTTGAAGGCTAAGAGCCGTGTCTATACTTGGTATTACTTTAACCCAAATGAGCCAGATGCATTTGAGGAATTTGTCGGCAAGCCAATAGAGCCTTGGCTTTGCACCTTTAAGATTGTAATCTCTGACAATAAAAAGGATGTGATTACAAAGATTTGGGATGGATACGCCTATCCTAAGTATATTAGGGACAAGGTTGACCTCAGTAACAAGAATGTGAAGATAACCAATAAGGATGGCCAGACATTCACATATGAAAAGGAGGCATTTTTCAAGGCAAATGAGGGAAGACTTTCATTTGAGCAAGAGGTATTGAGGAGCATGATTATCGACAAGCCAGATGTACTGCTTCAAATTACCAAGAAGATTTGTGAGGCTTGTTCCCCTTCAAAGGAGGAGATTAAGGAAAAGGGATACTTTGACCCAAGGGAGAATAGTAAGTACCTCAGTAAGTATACTGTCATTGACGAGTATGGAAAGGGAGAAGATGGAAAGAGTAAGAAGTACTCTTACAGTTTGTACCTAGCAAACAAGAAGATTGAAAAGGATTGGGAGCGTTATGTCATGGACAAAACGAAGAAATACTTTAGAAATCTGTACTAAGAAAATAATTGAACAAAGAGTGGTTTTTTAATGGCTCAGAAAAATAGAGAGAACTTAGGATATTTGGGAGAGAATTTTCAATATAAGCTTACTCATGAGTTTATGGAAAACCACACCTTCTTTGAGGATTTGAGTGGTATATTGGACCAGAATATGTTCACTGACCCAAACCTCAAGACATTTGTTGGTGTTATGAAAAATTATTTCGAAAGAAAGGGTAACACACCTTCTTACGATATGATGGAAATTGAATTGCGAGATATTTCACACTCAGACAAAGAGGTTGAAACATATCTCGCAATTATTGAAAAGATAAAGAAAACTCCAACTGACGGTGTGGAAAGAATCAGAGATTTAGCTGAAAAGTTCTTTAGACAACAGAATATTATCAAAACAGCCCATGAAATCCTAAAAATAGCTGGCAATGGTGATACCGATAAATATGACACATGTGTAGGACTTCTTAATGACGCAATGACGCAAGGTGTCCACAATGATTTTGGCGAAAGGTTGTTTGACCACATAAACGAGACACTTTCAGATGACTATAGAATACCAATTCCTACAGGTATTGGAAAGATTGATGAAGCTCTTGAAGGTGGACTTGGTAAGGGTGAGTTAGGTGTTATCATCGGCCCAACTTCATTTGGTAAGACATCTTTGACAACAGCGATGGCTTCACACGCTGCTTGTTGTGGATATAAGGTATTGCAGATTGTCTTTGAGGATAGAATCAAACAGATTCAGAGAAAGCACCTTGGCCGTATAACTGGCATTGAGGCAAAAGACTTGTCAAAGCCTGAGAATATAGAGTTAGTAAAGGAAACGATTGACAGATTCCCAGATAAGGATAAACTGCAAGAGAATCTTAGAATTGTTAAGTTCCCAAGCGGAGAGAAGACAGCAAGACAGATTGAGAGGTTTATAAAGAAGCTTATAAATAATGGTTTTAAACCAGACTTAACAATCATTGACTACTTTGAGTGTCTTGAGCATGAAGCAGATAAGTCTACCACAAATGAGTTTGAGAAAGAGGGTAAAACCATGCGTAGGTTTGAAGCTATGGCTGGTGAACTTGACATGGCCTTTTGGATTCCGTCTCAAGGTACAAAGGACTCAATCAATCTTGAACTTGTCACAATGGACAAAATCGGTGGCTCAGTCAAGAAAGCACAAATTGCCCACGTTATTATGTCTATCGCTCGAACAGTGGATGATATTGCCAACAATAAAGCAACAATAGCAATCCTCAAGAACCGTGCAGGAAAGAGTGGAAAGGTCTTTAACAACGTAGAATTCAACAATGGTACTTGTAGGATAAGCACTGATAACGCAGAGGATTACGACAGCTTGTTTGAACTCAAAAAGAAGCAAGATGATACCAAGCTAAATATTCAAAAGGAAGTTTTTTTAGCGTCTAAAAACGAGAAAAAATAAAAAAAATTTTTTTCTAATTGGCTATCAGAAACTTACGATTTTGATGGCCAATTTTTGATTTTTTAGAAGTAACTTTTATATTTTTTGGCATATTTATTTTAACATCAGATGTAAAAAAATTAATGGTTAACCGAAATTAAAAAATAATTGAATAATGATTAATAAAGTTTTGCTTTAATGGAAGTAAGAAAGAGCGATAGCACCTTTGAGGAATATAATCCTGAGAAGGTAAAACATGGAATTTGTGAAGCATATAATTCTATGAATGAAACGTGTCCTGATGGCTTGATTGAATCCTTAATTAAAAACTTATTTATTTATGACAAAATCTCCTCTAACGAAATACGAAGACAAGTGGAGGAGGCTCTTATGTCCGTTAATAAAAAGGTTGCAAGGGAGTATATTAAGAAATATGAGGAGAAACAAGACAAGGACAAAACACTAAAGAAGGACAGTGACTTTATTAGAGACTACATCAATGCATCTAATGCTTCAACAGGTTCTAAGTATGACTCCAATGCCAATGTGGAGAATAAGAACGTTGTAACTTTGGGACAAGAGTTACACAAAGGAAAGAACATTCAGCAGAATAGGTACATTATGCAGAATAAAATCAAGGTACTCTACACTAAGAAACTTGCTGACCAATACATTAAAGACCTAGAGAGCCACGTACTATACAAACACGATGAAAGCGGTACACCTGGATACCCATACTGCGTTGCAATCACGATGTATCCATTCCTAATAGATGGTTTGACTAAGATTGGAGGACAATCTAAAGCACCAACAGACCTCAAATCATACTGCGGAGAGTTCATTAACTTGGTATATTCTGTTTCGTCACAGTTTATGGGCGCAGTTGCTACACCAGAATTCTTGATGTACATGGACTATTTCATCAGAAAAGACTATGGCGATGACTATCTTGATATACTTGACAAAGTAGTTGAGATAAACAGAAAGGGTAGAACACTTGAGGAAGTGATTGAGAATGCATTCCAACAAGTAGTACACTCAATGAATATGCCAGCTGGCAATAGAGGTTATCAGACGGTATTTTGGAATGTAGGTTATTTTGATAAGAATTATTTTGACGGTGTGTTTGGCGAATTCAAATTCCCAGACGGAACAGCACCAAAATGGGAAACATTATCTTGGCTTCAGAAGAAGTTCATGAAGTGGTTCAATGAGGAAAGAACCAAATATGTATTGACATTCCCAGTAGAGACGATGGCAATGCTTACCGATGGACATGACATTGTGGACAAAGAATATGCGGATTTCACCGCAGAAATGTGGGCTGAAGGACACTCATTCTTCTGCTATTTGAGTGATTCACCAGACAGTTTGAGTTCTTGCTGTAGACTAAGAAACTCACTCAAGGACGGAGAGGATGAGGAACACAACCATACAACACACCAATTCTCAATGGGTACTGCATCTGTTGCAACTGGTTCAAAGTCAGTTATGACAATCAACCTCAATAGAGTTATACAGAATGCAACGAGACAGTATTTCGAGGAATATGAGGGCGTTAAACTTGAAGAAGGTACACAAGTAGACATTAAGAAGGTAAAGGACAAGAAACTTCTTTACGACTATATCTCAAACGGCATCACTGAAATGACAGAGAGGGTACATAAGTACCAAAGAGCATTTAATGAGATTATTAAGGATTTCCTTAACGCTAACATGCTTGACATATATAGAGCTGGTTTCATTAACATGCGTAAACAGTATCTCACCATTGGAGTTAATGGACTTACAGACGCAGCAGAATTCCTTTCAATTGATACAAACCTAAATGAACAATATGAGGAATTTGTAAATATGATTCTTGAGACCATCAACATTTCTAATAAGAAGGACAAGACTAGAGACTGTATGTACAATACAGAGTTTGTTCCAGGTGAGAATCTTTCAAACAAGAACTATAATTGGGATAAGAAGGACGGATATTATGTGTCTCCAAAGCACGTCATGTACAGTAGCTACTTCTTTAATCCAGAGGATACAGAGCTTTCAATACTTGATAAGATGAAGCTTCATGGCAACAACTATGTAAAGTATCTTGATGGAGGACAAGCAGCACACCTAAACATCAACGAACACCTTTCATTTGACCAATATAGGCAATTACTAAGGGTAGCATCAGAATATGGCTGTAGCTATTTCACGTTCAACTGTAAGAATACGGTATGTAACGACTGTGGATTTATAAGCAAGGACACATTGGATGTATGCCCTAAGTGCGGAAGTCATAACGTAGACTATCTCACTAGAATTATCGGATACTTGAAACGTGTCAGCTCTTTCAACGAAGCAAGACAAGTAGAAGAACATATGAGACATTATAACGAATAACAAAGATTGGGTACTCTCGCAGTACCCAATTTTAATCTAATACAATTGATATGATAGAAATACATAGGAAAGAAGGCTGGATTCTAAATCCAAATGACAAAATTGTTAATGCCATATTAAAGAGGTGTAGTAAGAACGAGGGGTTATGCCCTTGTGTGCATAATTCTGAGGACTATGAGGGTAAAGATTTGCACTGCCCTTGCACTGACTACACAATGAAAAATAAATGCGAATGTGGGCTTTATATTAAGGATGATGAAGTATTATAATGCGATGGTGGTATTCGAGGAAATACCGAATGAAATAACGTTAGCAATCAATATAACGAATTGTCCTTGTCACTGCAAGGGATGCCATTCAAAGTTCCTTTGGGAAGATGTCGGTACGGAATTGGATGGTTGGGCTATCGATGAGTTGGTGAAGAAGAACGATGGGGTAACTTGCGTGTGCTTCATGGGAGGCGATAATGACCCAATGTATATTGACAAGATGGCAGCTTATGTCAAATATGGGCTGAAACTCAAAGTAGGGTGGTATAGCGGAAGAGACAATATAAGCCAATTCGTTGACCTAGCGCATTTTGACTATGTTAAGATAGGGCATTATGATGAAGAACGTGGCAGCTTGGACAAGGAAACAACCAATCAAATATTATATAAGGTGTGCAGAGAAGGTGATAAACAATGGGTTGAAGACATAACTCATATGTTTTGGAAGAAAGGTAAGGAGTGATTCTTACCTTTTTTCATTTTTTAACAGATTATTTTTGGTAGGTTTGTTATTTTTTCGTACCTTTGCACGAGAAAGATAACAAAAATAGAAATGAAGAAACTGTTTAAGAAGGATGTCACCTTAGATAAGATATGGTTGACAGCCAAGAGTAATTTCGTACTTGGAAAGGACTACATTGAGACTGAAACAAGGGATTACATTGTGTTTTGCCCATTTAACTACTCAATATTGAGTTTGTTTCAAGAACTTTTGAAGGAAACTGTTGAGGATAATCATCCTGAGATATTAAGTGACTGTGGGTATAAAATGAGCCATTGTGTGTGCAATTCTCTTGGTGCATATGTGTATTGGTATGACAAGTTATATCAAGATGGAAGACTCAAGACCTTCTTCATCAAGAAGAACTTGGATATAACCAAGGGGTATGACGAACAGCCATTAATGGCAGAGTTTACTGGATGGATTGACTTTGAAGACCCCCATTTCCTTCATTTTGCCCATCTTGTCAATAATGAATTGGCAACTGGCCAGTATGTTAGGTACGAGGCAGAATATGCATATAGTCGGTATGTAAACCCCAAATATAAGTGGTATGTCGATAGGATGAATTCGATTGCTAGCGAGGCTTACAAGTCTCTTTTTGAGCAATATGACAAATATATTGATTCTTTGGAGGGAACTTTACATAATATAATGGATGAATATGCGTAGGGATTATTTTGCGATTTTTCTTGAGGTGTTGTCCAAAATTGTTTTGGCAGTGCTGTTGATATGCTTGGCATATGGAGTTCTAATGGGCGTATATAACGTAATGATAAAATAAGCGAGGGTAGTTAATACTCTCGCTTTTTTTTGTTTATATATTCGATAAAAAAGTTATTTTTTATATACTTATTATCAAATAATTTTTCAAAATGGCAAAGAGACAATATTTTGGTATAAAGTATCCATTTAGGGCTGACGATTTTCAGAAGTTCTTTGTCGATGCAAACAATAACACCAAGGACAAGGCTAGGAGTGAGATAATGCACATTGTGTTCACTCCAAAAGGACAGAGGATAAGAATGCCAGAGTTTGGAACGGATTTAATTAAGTTTATCTTCGACCCAAATGAAGGTCTTACTTGGGAGGCTGTTAAGAACGAGATTAGAGAATCGGTTGGCAGATGGGCTAAGAACATTAGTCTTACTGACATACAAGTGGTTAAGAATGAAGAAGACGAGTCTGAGATATACGTAAGATTGGATTACAATGTCTCAGAAGGCAATAAAGTGACTAGCGATAGTGTAGTAGTACAAATATAATAAGATTAAATAATAACTTTCGATAAAATGGCATCTAAAAAGATTTCCTACGCACAAAGAGATTTTGAGGGGATAAGGGAAGAATTACTTAAATTCAGTAACAAGTATTATCCAGAGATATTTGACGATTTCAATGATTCTAGCATTGGCTCTTGGTTTATTGACTTGGTATCAGATGTGGGGGATAACCTTAACTACCACATAGACAGAATGTATCAAGAAACAAACCTAGACAGTGCTAATCTTAGAAGCACGGTTCTTAATATGGCAAGAACCAATGGTTTAAAGATACCTGGACGTAAGGCATCAACATGTGAGGTTGAAATTAGTTGTGAATTGCCAGTTGACAGTAAAGACATATCAAAACCAAACTATAATTATGCCCCTATATTACAAAGAACTAGTATAGTATCTGCTGGAAATTATAACTTTGAACTTACTGAAAACGTTAATTTCGCAGAACAATTCAATGAAAATGGATACTCAAACAGAAAGATAGTACCTTCAAGAGACAGTAATGGTAATATAACTGGTTATACTGTCTCTAAGTCAACCATTGCCATTAACGGTAATACCAAGGTGTACAAGAAAGTTATCTATGAGTCTGATTTAAAGCCATTTATGGAATTTGTATTACCAGAGGATAATGTAATGAATATTGAATCTATAATATTCAAGGAAACTAGCGATTTTAATAATAATCCTCCAATATATGAGTATTATATTGATGAGGAGGAGTATAAGATTTCTAGTGAGGCTGTAATGACATATAGATTCTTTGAGTGTGATTCTCTTGCCGACCAATATAGATTTGGTTATCTTGCGTCAAAGAAAGACGATTTGGTAATAGCTGATATATATAATCCTCACAAATATGTGGATTATACTGAGACTAGCAAAAGCGGAAGCACTAGGACTACAAGATATTATCAAGGTGCTTGGAAGCCTATTACACAAAAATTCATTACAGAATATACAGATAATGGGTATATGAAGGTTATATTTGGTGCAGGAAACACATATCTTACCTTACCTACTGGTTTATCAACATTTGGAGAGTATCAAGCTTCTAAGATTATAAATAACGACATGCTTGGTGTATTACCAAAGGAAGGTTGGACGATGTTTATATTGTACAGAGTTGGTGGTGGTATTTCAAGTAACTTAGGTCCAGGTTCTATCAATAAGATTACAATTGCCAATATAGATTGGAATAAGAGCGACCCAAATGGGAAAAATGATGGAACAATTAAGGGTAGTGTAATCAATTCAATGAAGGTAACAAACATATCTACAGCATTAGCTGGTAAGGATGAGCCTTCAACCGAGGAAATTAAGTACCTTATGAAATACAATACAGCATCACAGAATCGTGCTGTCACCGTGAGTGACTACAAGGTTAAGTTGATGCAGATGCCTCCAGTATATGGTGCTCCATTCCGTTCTAGTGTCATTGAGACTAACAATAAGATTGAAATGAGTATGCTTGGCCTTGATGGTGACGGAAAACTCACTTCAGAGCTTCCACAGACACTTGTTGACAATGTAGAGGAGTATATGAAGCACTATAAGAATGTGAACGACTACATCGAAATCAAGAGTGGCAGAATCTATAATATTGGCATGGCAGTTGATGTTTTTGTGGATAAAAACTATAACGTGCCTAATGTAGTTACAAGTGTGATTGACACTATCACAAACTATTTCGATGTTTCAACGCACGATATGGGGGAGGACATCTTCGTAGGTGACTTGGAGAAGGAAATCACATTGGTGGATGGCGTTATCAGTTTGATAAGCTTCAAAACCTATTCGATAACTGGTGGTACATATAGTACTGATATAAACCCATTACCTACTGTTATTGAGGGTGAGGTTTGTGATGTTTCAACAGATTCTTCATTTAATGTTGATGGTGGCGCAAAGGCAACACAGATAAATTTAAATGAAACTGATAAAGTGTTATATAGCGATTATAATTCAATGTATGAAATAAAATACCCTGAGAGTGATATACGAATTAGGGTGAAAACAATTTAATGTTATGGGATGTGCATGTAAAAGAAAGTTGGCTATCGAGAAGAAATATGGTCAAAAAATAAAAGAGACGTTTGTTAAAAAGGCTGCTCGTATTGGGTTTAAGGCACTTTTGTATACAATTACTATATTGTTAGCTATTGTTGTTACACCAATTGTAATAATGGTAGTTATATTTAACATATTTTTTAGACATAATGCTGGTATTGTTATGCCAAATTTCTTATCAAAATATTTAGCTTAATTAATGGACAAGTCATATAGAATACATACAGACATATTAAATGACAAGGTATTGAACGTCAATATGAAACAAGACTTCGATTTTCTTGAAGTGTTGACATTGAAACTTGCTCAGAAAGATGCTTACAAAATACACTCTTCCAACTATGGTGTCATAGTCGGAAGGGTTCTTGCTAATGATGCGTTTGGTATACCAAATGCAAAAGTGTCTGTATTCATTGAAAAAGATGGAACTGATACTACAGAGATAGAGAATCTTTATCCTTATAGAGAGGCTACATCAAAGGATAAAAACAGTAGAAGGTATAACTTATTGCCAGACTATAGTGATGATGAATGTTACAGAATCGTTGGTACATTCCCTAATAAGAGGCTTCTATTGGATGAAGATAACTACCTTGAGATATACGACAAATATTGGAAGTTTTCAACTGTAACCAATAATGCTGGTGACTATATGATTTTTGGTATTCCAGTTGGTAGCCAAACAATACATACTGACATTGACTTGTCAGATATTGGCATATTGTCACAAAAACCTAGGGATTTCCTATATAAAGGGTATAACATAAATGAGTTTGACAATGCAAACCAATTCAAGGCTAGTACAAACCTAGATTCCCTTAAACAGATTGTATCACAAAATAAGAGTGCTTACGTATATCCATTCTGGGGCGATGCCGACAATGGTATAGCTGCTATTACAAGATGCGATATTGATGTTGATTACAAGTTCGAGCCAACTTGTATCTTTATGGGTGCAATTGTGTCAGACAATGAGGCTAATGCCATTGGCCATAAGTGTGCTCCAGAGGTTGACAATGGTATGAATAACCAATTAATCGCTGGTGAAGGTACTATTGAAATGATACGTAAGACCACTGACGGTTTGGTAGAGGAATACCCAATACAAGGTAATAGACTTATTGACAGTGATGGCGTATGGTGTTACCAGATTCCTATGAACCTAGACTATATTGGAACTGACGAATATGGTAATATAGTGCCAACAGATAACCCTAATAGAGGTATTCCTACAAGAACACAAGTAAGATTCAGATTCAGTAAGACAGATACTGGTGAGGAAGGACATTCTCGTCATACGGCAAAGTATCTCGTTCCAATGAATCCTCTTTTCTATGAGGGAAGGGATGATGGTGAAGACAAGGAGAAAGAAGAAGTTGTTATCCCTAAATCTGTTGCTAGTGGCCAGGATTACGAGAACATGTATACCTTTGGTTCTAGTACACCAATAAGCTGTTTCCGTGACTTGTATTGGAATAATGTATACAGTGTTAAAAACTACATACCAAAGACTCAAGTAGCTCACAGACCTTATTCTACTAACTACAGTGCATTGAAGGGTGCGAATTTGGTTGATAACCAGAATCCAATACCTTTCAATAAACTTCGTGTGGACTTACCTTTCATGTATATGATTGTATGTATTATCTTTACAATCGTTATGTGGGTGGTAACTGTTATCAACGTTGTCATTTCAATTATTCATTGGATGATAACTCTTATATGTGTACCAATACCTTTCTATGGATGGTGGTGTCCTTTGGAAGTAATACTAGATGCAGTTGGTCTTGACTTTACATGTATTGGTTTAGGAGCTGGTGTCAGTGAAGATAATACAGCATATTATCCAGGATGTTTTGGTGGCGCATTGGATGAATCTAGCTGTCCTGAAGAAATGGAAAACTGTGAAAAGAGTACTAGTCAGACAGATTTGATGGATAACATTCAAAGAAAGCTTGCTCTTGACTTCAAGATTATAAAGTTAGACCTTTACCAAGATTGGATTAATGGTTGTCTTTATATGCCTTTGTGGTATTGGAGAAAGAGGAAGAAGAAGACATTCTTGTTTGGTTTGTTTAGCCGTGACGCAGTTAACACATTCTGTAGTTGTGACAATTCATATTCTAGGCTTAAAACGTCTGTGACTTGTGATATACCTTCTGAAGACCTTAGTTTTAAGACTACCCAAGATACTGTTCTTGGTGATGAGGATAGATGGCATAAAGCCAAATCAGCTTCTGTAAGATATTTAAATGGTTTAATAAAGCCAGTTAATAACAAGGATGGCCTTACAGCTTATTACTACGCTGCAATGCAGCCAACAACAGATAACGTACAGAAGAGAATCACTGATTATGAGGCAAAGGAATTTAATGTAATAAGGTTGTATGCCACAGATATTATTCTTCTTGGTAATATTAACGAAAACAACCTTTATGGCTTGCCACAATTCTTTAAAGTTTTACCATCTACGACAGCTAACATACCGCCAATATCAACCATTCAAGAAAACGCAACTGACGTTAAAAATGATAAGGCCACTAAGTTTGATGCTTTAGGTGGTGAGGATAGTGGTACATCTATCACTACTGGTATGGACTGGGGTAATGATGGCGATGAGGAAACACCATCATACAAGAATGGTTTATTCTTTGACCTTGGGTGTACTTCCGTATTAACGAGGGCTAAGTCATGCATTAACGTTGAGAGACTGAGTGAACTTGGTGTAAATCTTGATATGCAATATGATTACACATATACAAGGGGTGGCAACATTAGGATGGACAAGATAGACTCAGATGGTTTCATATCAAAATATGAACTTGACGATATGAATAACCGTTCAATGTTCGCAACCCTTAACCATATTGGATTTGTGCCACAGCAGTATCTCGACACCATAAGCGGTAATAACCTTACGACTCAAGTTGAAGATGAAAATACCAATTATCTAGTGCCTAAGTTTAGGTATTTATTCCCTGTTGACTTTGACGGTAGAATGCAACCTATAATGGATAGCTATAACAAGGGATTTGCCCAAGCGTTATATGATGATGCAGATGAGGCATATATTACATTCAGGATGGGTGCAGATGAAAACGGTAAATATGGTAGAAAGAGACATTTTTATAAAAGAGAAGGTGATGGATGGCATATGCCAGTGTATAATAATTCGTTCTATTTCTATTTTGGAATAAATAAGGGTAGTACGGCTATTGACAAGTTCAATAACTTATATATGGCAGACTGTTTCCAAAACGTTAAAGACCCATTCTCACTGAATATCACAGTACGTCCTAAGTCATACTGCCCAAGTATGTATAAATGTGATGATAAACAAGGATATGGTCAAATAACGGTTCAATCTGACGATATTCAAGTTCCATATGCGTATGCGTTGTATGATTCATATGGTGGCTTAGTTCAATCTGTTGATGGTTTGACAACGGCTTCAAATAATAAGGTTAGTGAACCAGAGTTTACCATTGCTATGGATGAATTCAAACTAACTAACCAAAAGTATAAGTTGGTTATCACCGATGATAATGGAAGGACTGTAAAGAGAAGTATAGACATGGATATGCCTAAAATATCCTTCTCCTATGATTCATATAGACTTGGTACGAAGTTCTATACAACGATGACTAGTAGAATGGATAACATATGTAACCTAGAAAATGACTATTATGGTAGATTCGTAATATCAAATATCATAATTGATGGGTATAGCACGGAGATAAAGCATTCTACTGGAGTTAATGATGTTACTATAGAATATGACGAAGAAAACGACATATACAAAATATGGTTCTCAGTAAGAGCAGTAGATAAGTGTAAGGAAGAAGGACATACAAATGACCCAATCTTTGAATCAGATATGCTTCTTACCATTGGTATATTGAAATCTGAATACAAGGGAAAGGTAAGAGATTGTATGTGCGATTTGGGTAACAATATAGACACAAAGGATGAGTTACTACCAGATGAGGAATATATGGATAGTTTGCCAAATGTACTAAAACTTAAAAATGTTAGTGAAACTGATGAAGAAGTTTGGGCATTGGAATTTGATGTGTTCCAGCCTAATTCGTTTTCTGTGTCATTGTATCAAGTATGTAACGTAGATGGAGAAAATGTAATTATTACTGGCAATACTGCAAATGAAATAATAGTAGTCAATAATGGTGAGAACTTCAATGCTTATCTAAACTCAATGCCAGTTTTATTTATGCTTGGTACAAATACTGACAATGTTAATATGGATGTGGCTAACCAAAGCTATTTCTACACATCAAGATATGTTGCGACTGATGCAAGAGACAAGAGTATAATAGGTTGGTATGGCGTTCACCAAGAAGATTCTTATCAGTTTAGCAGAGCAAGTTTGAGAACATTGGAAGAAAATCATCTTATATGGGAAGACTTCTTGAAGTTTAATGAACCTTTCTTATCTACTTCATCTAAGCTTAAGATTCTCCAATATAAATTTTCTAAGATGTTTACTCTATCTGCTAATGTATATAACATTGGGAATGGTAGTAGATTAACATACACAACAACAGGTGGTGTTCAACCAATAATGATTAGGAATGTATCACCAGATTATAGTGATGCTGGTGGAACACAATACATATTTGATGACACCAACTATGTCGATGTACATAAGCGTAAGCCTAATATTACCTATAATAATGTGACTGATGGAGTACCAGTATTTAATACTAGGTCTTTCCATAGCCGTTATAGTGGCCGTTTGGGTAATTATTTTGCAGCATTCTCAAATAATGGTGGATACAAAAATAGGACAACATTAGACAAGGGAATGGCAAGCGCAAGAATACCTAATTTTGCATCTGTCAGCCCAATGCCTATGTCACAACCTAAACCAATTGGTAAAAGGGTAAAGGGTACAATAGACGCATTCACACGTGTTTATGAAAGTAGTCAACAAAAGTTAGACAACGACAAAAGAAGAGAAACTAGACCATATTTGAGAGCTTTAACTGTCGATAGAAGGTTTGACTATGATATACTCATGTTTGGTCCAGTTCACGCAGATTTCGACTTGTACCAAGTTGAAGGTAGGGAGGCAACAGATGAAGAAGGAAATCCAAGTCAAGAGCCTATTGTTGATAAGAATAGAGGTTGGAGAAACGGACGTATTGTTGGTAAGATATACGGAGGTATAGAAATGTCGTATGACGATGATTATAATGTTATTACAGCAGATACAACATATCACAAGACTGAGGATAATAATGATGATTATAGTTTACCGCCAATAGATGCTACACCGAATACCTTATTGGAGTATACTTATGAGTTCACATCCAATGATACTGATGCAAAAACAACATACAATATGCCAGACCCAAAGAACGTTGTATGGGAACGTGACGGTATTGATGTTGTGGATAGTGAGACTAATGTACTAACTAGACGTTATGGATGGACAGTAACTGGAACTGTTGGTGAGGATGGTATTATTTATGACACTATGGTTGAACAAACTAACCCAACACCATCAATCAATAGAAGATTCTATGAATTTGATTATGCTGGAGTTGATATTAGAGACTATGTGTGGTCATATAATAACGAGGAAAGACTAAAGAGTTATATTAACAATGAACAGAATGTTAATGAAAGAGGTTTAACTGCTTTCTATAACTGTAAGAATAAGCCATATGTCTTCAAGTATCCATCATACAACAGAACCGACTTCAATGGTAATTTCGATAGAGAGAGTGTGAAAGAAGGTGGTAACTATCCAACTAGAAGGTTCATAGACGTTGGTAATATAGAACAAACATCGTTGTATGACCTATATCTATCATCTTGTGCCTATAACAATATGGTTAAAATAAGGAATGGAGAAATTATTGGTAAAGCAAAGGAAAGAGTTGCTGGTGCAATTGATGTTAGTATTAATATGGATGAATCACCAGTTGTTTTTTTACAGTCAGAAGCAAATAACAATAGTGAGGGTAATGTTGTATATGATTTATATGACGAGAATAGTCTTGTTAACATTAATGGGTATTTGTATTATAAGTTTATTTCTAAAGAATTAAATCTTATATTTTCACTTACACCAAAGTCAGTTGATAACTTCAAAGTTTATACATTCTTGCCAGCAGTTATTCAAGTATTGCCAATGATAACGATAGAAAGTACTGGAGAGGCTGTTGATGGTATAACATATTTGAAGACAATTACTCCAAAAGCTAGTGACAGCGGCCCAGAATTGTTTGGTGGAGGTAATGTATTCAATCTTAAATTCCCTTGGGCATCAGAAGAAGCAGCACCAGTGATTTTGTATAATTTCTACGGAGGAGCTTGGGTTGCATGGATGAAAGTGTTAAGTGGAGATTATGGTATTGACTATGATACATTATTACCAGATAACTGCGTGTATAGAAGCAATGATGACGATTATGAAAACAATCCAAATTCTTCAGCAGTTATAAAACATACGCATGATACTCCAATCTTAGCTAAGTTATTGTATAACGAAAGTGATAAAAAGTATCTATCATCTGATTCTCCAGAGTTTTCAAGTACTATCTTTATTAGAAAAATTGATTTAACTCAAAAGCAAATAAAAGCAGCAGCAATTGAAGTTGTAAGAGAATATGTAAGTAATGAAGAAGACGAAAGACTTAAGAGAATAACTACAATTGAATTCAGTGAAATGATTGACTGTAGGGATATTTACTTAAGGATTGATGATAATAAAACAAAGATTCGTTATAGAAAAGCAACAGGTACAGCAGATGTTAAAGTTGAAGGAGAAACAACGCCAGAAACGCAGTCGCAGAATGCTGGAACACGTGGTGATAATGATGAACAAGAATCTCAGCATGTATCTGCTGAAGGAACTGGTGAAACAGAAACTAGTCTTTACTCTCAGACAATAGGTTTTGAATTCTGTATAACATCAGATGATGACCCAGTTAAATCATCTTGTCAAATATTCAATAGTAATAACATCGGTTATACATTTATATTTGAAAAGGTTAGAGATACTTCAATGTCATATGCAATAGATAGCTCTACTATAGACGTAATACCATATGATAAGGAACATGATGCAATAAAAGCTGCTAGAATAAGTGTTCCTATAAGTCTTACTCAAGAAATGGGCTTAATCTATGAAGAAGAAGATGGTTGGAACTGTTACGCACTTATCTCAACTGGAACTTTAAAATATATGGTTGGTAGGTTTAAAATTACAGGTAAAAAACCACCAGCAATGCCAGATGAAGACCGTGCAGAAGTTCCTTCAGTAATAGAAATACATAAAATATAATAATGAGTAACAATATTTTTTTAGGTGAATTTGACAGTAAAAAGTCAGTAAGTACAAATAGTGGATTTAACGTAAAGTTGGATGGTAAGAGAAAGCTTTTACCATCCAATGATACGTCATATATCATTAGTTCCTATGACCAATATACTGAGGAAAGGGGCAATTGTAATAAAATCAGACTTACTTGCCAAGTAAATCCTGTTTGTTCCAACGTGCTTTTTAATCGTGTATCTGAGATTGTTAAAGATGAGGGTAGTAGTGGAGTTACATTCGTAAATTATGGCATTTATGAAAACGAAAATGATGATATAGAGAAAAATTATGATTATGTTGTTAAAGATGTAATATACAAGACCCCTAAGATGTATTTTTGGTCTGGAAACAGTGCAACATATCAAGCCAATGATGAAATGGTTGACATGCTTTCGTATGAAACACAAATCAAAATTGCTTCCGAAGCTGCAAGTAATACCTATTCATCAGTATGCTTTGGTACTCCGTTGACTTCAGATGGTAGAACACCTTTGCACCCAACAAACAGCATAAGGGACATGCAGTTATCTAGAGTTGATGACGATGGTAACTATTTTGTCTACCATTGTGGAATTGACATATTAAACAACCATTTGATTAGAAGCAAGACATTCAAGCCTATTTGCCCAATCCTAAAATCAGAAGATGCTGCT